AAATGGGGGTTCAACAGTTGGTAATTTTGTAACAGGATACGGAGGAACCCATAATAACCATACGCAAATAACTGGAAGTGTAACTCAATATTTATATGCTAATGATTATGCCCAAATAAGAGTTGAATATGGAGCTAGAAGTGGAGCACAAAACACATTTAATGGATTTTTAATAGGATAAAATTATGTCAAAAACATATACAATTATATTATCAGATGCAGAAGATAAAGCTCTTTCTACAGTAACTACATCACAGCAAGATTGGATTGACAATGCTATACATGAAAGATGTCGAGTTGCAATTGAAGAAATAGTAGCTGTAGAAGTAGAAAGAATTACATCTGTTGGCGGTGAAATTTCAGGCACAAAAGAAGATATTGTGATGGCTGCACAAGTTAAAACAGCAGCAGAAAAACAAGCAGAATACGAAGCCAAAATAAAATCACAACAAGGAGCAGCATAATGCCAATGATTTTAGATGGCTCAAACGGAGTCACGTTCAATGACGCATCTCTACAAGGAGCTGCTGCATCTCCCTTTGGATTAAAGAACCGCATCATCAATGGTGACATGAGGATTGACCAACGTAATGCTGGTGCTGCTCTTACAGTTAATAATGGTGCTTTATTTACTCTTGATAGATGGATGATTGAAGATGGAACAACAAATGGTGTATTATCAGTTCAGCAAGTTTCTGATGCTCCTACAGGATATGTTAATTCATTAAAAGTTACAGCATCAACTGGAACTGGAACAATTGGAGCTGGTGAATACTCACTAATTACTCAACATATTGAAGGATTTAATATGTCTGATTTGGCTTGGGGGTCTGCTTCAGCAGTTCCAGTTATGGTTTCTTTTTGGGTAAAAGCTACAACTACAGGCACATATTCTTGTACATTATACAATAGCGACGCTAATAGAATTAATCCACAACCATTTACAATTAATGCAGCTAATACATGGGAATATAAAACAATTGCTTTTACTGGAGAAACAAATGGAACATGGGGAACTGGTAATGGTAGAGGAATTGTTTTTAATATTTACACAACAATAGGCACAAGTTATCAATCATCAGCTGGATGGAATAGTTCTTCAAAGTTTGGTGTAACTGGATCAACAAACGCTTTTGTTACAACAAACAACACTTTTCAAATCACAGGTGTCCAACTAGAAAGAGGCACATCAGCAACACCATTTGAACGCAGAATGTATGGAACTGAGTTAGCTTTGTGTCAGAGGTATTTTGAAAAAAGTTATGATTATGGAACAGCAATTGGTGCAAATGTAGTCACTGATTCTCAATCAGTATATGTATCTGCATCTATATCACAATCAAAAGCATGGGGAACTAATCTTACATTTCAAGTTGCAAAAAGAAGCATTCCAAGTGTAACCATATGGAATAGAGCTGGCACTAGTGGTCAATGGTATTGGGGAGCATTAGGAGTAAATGAAGCAACTGGAACAACTATAATAGCTGGCGTATCTCAATATCAACTTCAAGTTCTTTACTCATCTACATATGGTGCTGGAGCAAATGCTGGTTATGGTCTTTTTGCAGCAGACGCTGAACTATAAGGATATATTATGTATAAATTAATTAAGCATCCAATCACTAATCAAGTGTCTATGATACAAAGACTATCAGACAATACTTTTATCCCAATGGTAGAAGATAATAAAGACTACAAGGCCTATCTTAAATGGGTAGAAGAAGGCAATACACCAGAACCAGCAGAGGAATAACATGGTTAAACATGACGTAGAATCAAAGCTAAATACACATGAAGAAGTGTGTGCATTACGTTATGAGCAAATCAATGCTAGGCTCAAAAGATTAGAGCAAATACTTATTGCTACAGCTGGTTTCATTATTGTATTCTTACTCACTCAAAGTTATGCTCATGCTGATACAACAACGATCAACAACAAAGGGATGCCCGTACCAAGTGCTATGGCCCCATCAATGTCAGGGTTCTCTAACGACATGTGCAAGTCTGGTCTCAGTGGCGGTGCAAACACAGGAATGTTCTCTATCAGTGGAGGCACTACAATCACTGATGAAAACTGTGAGCGAATTAAGTTAGCTAAGACACTCAATGATTTAGGTTTAAAGGTAGCAGCAGTATCAGTATTGTGTCAAGACAATCGTGTTTGGGAAGCTATGGAAATGTCTGGCTCACCATGTCCTATTGGTGGATCACTAGGTTACACAGCTAAACGTGCATGGCATGAGAAAGATCCTAAACGATTTGAGAAACTCTATGGTCCGACATATACGCTACCTCTCGTTACTAATCCTTTGGAGTAATTTATCTTATGCATGGTATTGCACATATGTTCCAACAGCTCAAGGCTGGATTTCAAACCTACAGTGCTATGATATTGACGAAGCTACAGCGCTTACTACAGCATGGTGTCCGTATAGGCCAGATGATCCTATCTGCGCTCCGTACATTCAGCCAGTCTGCACCGATGCAGTGGAGTATCAATCGCTTAGTTGCCCTCTACCACACTATAGTGGCGTGGTTAATCAAAGTCGTTCCTATACTTGTAGCTCGAATACTTGGAGTTCTTGGACAACTACGTCAGATAATTGTACGCAAGATCCGCCAACTTGTTTCGAAACTACAGAACAAAGAACACTAGCATGCGAAGCTGGATATACTGGCTCAATACTAGAGCAAAGAACTTCGACATGCTCAGATCCATACTCGACACCAGCATGGGGTTCTTGGATTCAAGTTACCAACTCTTGTGTCAAGTCGATGGACAATCCAACGAATCCAATCAGTCCGACAAGTCCACTCAGTGTGACAAGTCCGTTGAATCCCATCAATGCACCAGTCATAGTAACAGATCCTGTAACTGTGCCGATGGACAATGTGCAGACTCAGACACAACAGGCAACTACTTCGGCCAAGGAAGAAGTGAAGTCATCAGAAACTTCAACGACAGCATCAACGAGTTCCACAACATCTACGCCAGATGTCAAGACGGAAGTGCCAAAGGGAAAAGAAATAGTGCCTGGGTTTGGGATTGTTATGAGCATGCAACTATTGACTCAAGCATACACGATACAGAACCAACAGATCATCGAAGCAATCAACATGGAGCAAGAGAATGACTACGCCAGAGAACAAGAAGTATACTTTAAACTTATCCTCGCAGATGATATTGGGGATACTCTTATCGGTGCTAGTGCCTATCAGTGGAGCAGTCTACTACGGGATAACCCTATTCAACGATTTGACTTCGACGATTGAAGAAGTAAAGAAGATGAGTAATGTTGAAACACGCATTACATTATTAGAAGATAGAGTTAAAGCTGCTGACAATCGTATGATTGAATTAGCTATGTCTAACAACAGAGCTTATGAGAAAGCATCAGAAGCATTTGCTGCATCTAAAGAAACGTCAGCTATTACTAAAGGATCACAACGAGAAATTGATGTGTCTCTTAACGCAGTGCGTGAGGAGATGAAAGCATTACGCAAATCAACTATCAATCCATTGGCTAAGTAATGGCCTTACTTACTAAACAAAACTTGCGTAAACTCTATGCTTGTTTTGTGAGGCTACCACCATTCTGTAACTACAGGATGCCAGCGCCACATAAGGTAACATTCAAAGTAGTCAATGATCCAGATACCTATGGATGGTTTGTGAATGATCCACCAAGGATAGAGATATCTAGGTTATGTGAGGACTTTAATAAGATCAATGAAACTTTATTGCATGAGATGATTCACTGTATGCTTTGGTATAATAAGCATAAAGACTTTGATGCACATGAAGATAAGTTTAATAAGTATGCAGAGATTGTATGTAATCTCTATGGATATGACAAAGAGGAGTTTTAAATGTTTAGTATTATCAGTGGTATCTTAGGCTTTGCAACCAGTGGGCTTCCTAGTCTACTTGGTTTCTTCCAACAACGTGGCGATCAAAAGCATGAGCGTGATATGGCTAAGCTACAGAACGAACAGCAAATGGCTATGGCACAGGCTGGCTTTGTATCTCAAGAGAAGATTGCAGCTATTGAATTAGAAGGAACGTACGCAGAAACGTACGCTCAAGAACGTCAAGCATTATACGAACACGATGCTAAACTTGTAGAGCAAGCATCACCATGGGTAAGAACATTGAACGCATCAGTCAGACCTATCGTGGCATTTACTTTTGTAGGCTTACTTGTATTCGTTGATATTGCTGGCTTCATATGGGCAGTTAAATCTACTGGTGGATTTACACCAGAGTCTATGGATGCTATATTTTCTAGTGATGAGATGAGTATTGTAGCTTCTATCATTGGCTTCTATTTCGGATCTCGCACATGGGAAAAGAAAAAGAGTGGTGAATGAAGGTATCAAACAAACTAATACAAATGCTCAAACACCATGAGGGCGTTAGGAGCAAGCCTTATCGTTGCCCCGCTGGTCTGTGGACTGTGGGTGTGGGTCATCTTATTGGTGATGGTAAGTCATTGCCTGAATCTTGGAATAGAACTTTTACACAGGAAGAAATAGATGGACTTCTTAAACGCGACCTCAATCGCTTCGAGCGTGGAATACTTAAGATGCTACCTAACGTGCGCCTTAGACAATGTGAATTCGATTGCTTGGTTTCTTTTGCCTTCAATCTTGGCTTGGGTACATTTCAGCGATCAACACTCCGTCAAGCGCTTCTTCGCGGCGATAAAGAAGCGGCTATGGAATCGCTAATGAAGTATTGCAGAGCTGGTGGAAAAGTATTACGTGGTCTTGAGAACAGACGCAAAGATGAAAGAGCAATGTTCCTTGCAAACTATTAAGTAATGTGATATCGTTTCGTAACTCCACTATGAGGATACGAAATGAAATACAAATCAGTATTAGTCATCTCTGATCTACACATTCCATATCACCACCCCGATGCATTCAACTTTCTTAAAGCGCTCAAGGCAAAATACAAACCAGATCTCGTTGTTAATATTGGTGACGAGCTTGATATGCATGCGATGTCTATGCATGATAGCGATCCAGATCTATTCTCTGCTGGCCATGAGTTGGCAGCGTCTATTGCATACGTTCAAACTTTAGAAAAAATTTTTCCTAAGATGGTGCTAGTGCATAGCAACCATTCATCTATGCTTTATCGTAGAGCGTTAAAACATGGTGTGCCAAAGGGTTATCTCAAGGACTACAATGACTTCTTAGGTATAGGCAAAGGATGGCAATGGGTAGAAGATCATACGATCACACTATCTGATAACACTCGATGCTTCTTTACCCATGGACTATCTGCTGACGTACTCAAAGTAGCTATGCAGTATGGTATGAATACAGTGCAAGGTCACTATCATACTAAGTTTAGTATTGGTTATTACTCTAACCCTGATGCTCTAGTATGGGGCATGCAAGTCGGATCACTTATCAATCAAAAGTCTATGGCATTTAATTATGCTAAGAACTTTAAGACTAGATTCATTGTCGGATGCGGAATGATTATAGATGGTCAGCCAAAACTAATGCCGATGATTCTCAACACAAATGGAAAGTGGCATGGTAAACTTGTTTAGTGGAAAATCCAACATCAGAACAAATAGATATCTTAGACAAGCTTATTGGTCGTAAGATTTGGGACATTGAAATCA